GTGGCGGACTCATCGCACTTTGTCAAAATGAGCCGATTTTTTGACTAATTGCGGGAAAAGCAGCATTTCATGGCGAACAAACCATCAAAATTGCCAGCAGGCAGACCAAAAACAGGACGCACAGATATGCTTCGTGCGCGTGGCCTTGCGATTGGCGTTAGCGTGGCAACCTTGGCTCATTGGGAGAATGACGGATGCAATATCCAAGACGACGAGAGCGTGAAGGCGCACGTTGCCAGGCTGCAAAAAAGACCAAAGACAATCAATCCCGATTACCTGCCGACTCCCGCGCAATCGGAAGAAAACCAAGACATAGAGGCGCTAAAAAACGCGCTGATGCGCACGCTTGACGAGCGAGAGGCGCGGCGGCTAAAGACTCAGATTGACGGCTTGCTTTCGGCGCAAAAGCTCGAAGTTCTCAACGCCTCATACATCAGCGTCAACGAAGTCAGGGACGCATTCACGAAGCTAGGCGCGGTAATTCGCGCAGGCATAATGCGAATGCAAGCCGACCTTCCTCCAGCATTGGAGGGGCAATCACCCAGCCGCATGGCAAAGATCATCGGAGAGTCATCGGAGAAGCTACTGACAGAACTAAGTGAAACAGAATCGGAGCTATGGCAGATTGATTGACACCGCGCCTGCGGTAGATGAATAAAACAGAGATCCTTTTCTCCGCCTTCCGATCCGCGTGCCGTCCACCGGTAAAGATGCATCCGAGTGAATGGGCAACTGGCAGAGTGGCGCTCTACGAGGGACTTTCGCCAACCTACCAGGCAGACTCAGCGCCATGGCTCCGAGAACCGCTGGACGCATTCGCTGACATTGACGCAAAGGAAGTTTGCTTACTCGCTCCGGTCGGCACTGGAAAAACCACGATGATCGAGGCGGCATTGGCGTTTGTCATCAGTGAAGATCCAGGCGGCACGATGATCGTAGGGCAGACCGATGCCGACATTAAGGACTGGGCAGAAACGCGGATGCAACATACGTTGCGCAACACGCGAGAAACGGCGAGCCTGCTTCCGACTGGCAAGCACCGTCACAAGCTGCGCAAGGATGCAATCATTTTCCCGCACATGAGCATGTTCCTGACAGGGGCAAACATCTCAGGCTTGCAAGCAAAATCCATGCGCCGCGTTCTCTGCGACGAGGTTTGGACATGGGACAAGGGCATGATCCGCGAGGCTCAGGGGCGATTGCATGACCGATGGAATCGGCAATTTTACCTCCTCAGTCAAGGCGGCTATGTTGGCGATGACTGGCACAAGAAATGGGCGGCAACTTCGCAATATGAGTTTTCGTATTGTTGCCCGTCATGCGGCACTTGGCAGGGCTGGCGGTGGGAAAACGTAGTTTATGACGAAACCATCACGGACCGCGTTACGATGGCGCAAACGGCGAGAATCAAGTGTGCGAATGCTGATTGCGATTACCACATCGAAGACAAGCCGCAGATCCGCCGCGAGATTGCTACCGCCGGCAAATACATACAGCAGACGGAAGGAATGCCAGACTCAAAAGGCTACCATTATTCCGCGCTGGCAAACTGGCGCCTTCCACTCTGGCGGCTAGTCATAGAACGATGCGAAGCCATGGATGAAGTCAGCCGCGGCAATCTGGATTTGCTGCGGCAGTTTATTCAGAAACGACTCGCTGATTTCTGGTCAGACGAGCAAGAAGACAACCGCGTTACGCTGTCGGACTTCGGGTATTTGATTTCCGAGTATGACAAGGGCGAATTGATCGACGACGAAGCGCATCGGTTTATGACCCTTGATAGGCAAGCAGACCATTTTTGGTGCGTGATTCGCGCATGGCGGCACGATGGCAGCTCCCGCTTGCTATGGTTTGGCAAAGTGGACACATGGGAACGCTGCAAAGTCATCCAAGAGACTTACAAAGTCGAAAACCGCAAGACGCAAATCGACTGCGGCTATCAGACAAGCGAAGTTTACAGCCGATGCAATCAATATGGCTGGCTTGCATTGCGCGGCGATGGGCGCGATAGCTACCCGCATCCGAGCAAGACAGGGAAACCGATTTACAAAGCGTTTTCGCGGTATCAAAACGTCACAAGCGCGAATGGCAAAAAAACGATGGCTTGCTACTGGTCGAACTTGCGGCACAAGGACATTTTGCATCAGCTACGCAACCAAAAAGGCGTTGCATGGGAGATTCCCGATGACGTTGGGCGCGAATACTTACGGCAAATTGACGCAGAAGCTAGGCGCGGCGAAGGGAAAACCGCCGTCTGGAAAAAGCGGCACAATGATAACCATGCCGTTGACTGCGAAGCCATGCAAGTTGTTCTTGCTTCCATGTTTGGACTAATCGGAACGCGCCAAGATGAGGAAGAAGCGGAGTAAGTTTTGACACCGCGCATCATGCGTGGACGTATCGGCAAAACAACTGATTCAGGCGTATTATGACGCAGCGCAGGACGACCCATCAATTTTGCGTTCACTCATCAACGCACGCACGGCGGCGCTTACGGGTATGCTTTCCAAAGGTGGCGGCAACACCCTGACTAACTCGCAAAAGAACGGCATCAGCTACACCGTTCTCGTATCTTTACCAGAAACCACGCGGCTTGTCGTTTTGAACCAAGCAATCGCGTGGATTAAGCGCGGAATCCGTCCGCAATCGCGCACGGTGGGAGATTTGCTTAACAGAACCGTTTATGATAGTTGACCAATACGGACAGCCATGGAAGGCAGCACAAGGGGCGGTTCGCTACTCAGCAGCGAGACCGTTTCAGCCCGTGCAAATGAAGGACATTGGCGAGCTTGTGCCAGCGTATGACCGCAAGGCGCTTGTTTCGTTTTCCCGCCGCCTGTATCTTAACGACGGCATTTTGCTTGGAGCAATTCAGCAAAAGGCGATGTATTCCGTAGGTCGCTCATGGCAGGCGCAAAGCAAGTCGAAAGATCGAGAGTTCGCGCAATCAGCCGAGGATTTGCTGAATGACGAATGGTATAAAATCTGCGACGTTCGCGGCGGTCAGAATACTTTTCAGACGAACCTTTACAGCATGTCGTGCGCCATTGACCGCGATGGCGAGGCGTTTATCTTGCTGACAAAAACGGAAAACGACTACCCGCGAATCCAGCAAATCCCCGCGCATCGGATTGCAACGCCCGTTGGAATGGAAGACGGGAAGTTGACCACGGGGCAGTATCGCGGCAAGACGCTAACCGATGGCATCATTTATAGCAACGGTGCGCCATTGGCGTATTGCTTCAACGACGAATACGGCGAGCTTATCCAATACATCGCCGCCGCCGACATGGTGCATATCTTTGACCCGTCATGGCAGGAACAAGGGCGCGGATTGCCAGCATTCACTCACGCGATCAATGACCTGCGCGATGCTCTGCAATCTCACGAATGGGAGCGATACGCGCAGTTGATGCTTTCGTCCATTGTCATGACGGAACACAACGAAACTGGACTGCCCGACATTGACGACAACGCGAATGTCATCGGCGGCACAAGTTGCACCAATGAGCAAGGAATCATCTCCGAGAACTATCAAGGCGGCACTGTGCGTTATTTTGCAGCCAAGAGCGGCGGCAAGCTAGAAGTCGTAAAAAACGACCGCCCAGGCGACATGTGGGAGAGTTTCCAAAATCGCATCATCCGCAAGGCGCTTGCCGGCATTAACTGGCCGTATTCGATGGTATGGCACGCAACGGGACAAGGCACAGCAGAACGCGCCGACCTTGGACGCGCACAGCGAGCCGTAGAAGACCGTCAAGACCTGCTGGAGTATGCAGCGGCACGCATCGTCAACTACGTCACCGCGAAGTTCATCAAACTTGGCAGACTGCAAGCCGCGAACGATTGGTGGAAGTGGAAGTTTACCTATCCTAAAAAACTCACCATCGACGATGGGCGCGTATCAAAAGAACTGATCGAGATGTGGAAAGCGGGATTCTTGAATCCGCAAGACATTTTGGGCTATCTTGGCAAATCCGCCGAGGAAAGTCTCGACGAACGCCTCGCCTATCTCACGATGCAGAAGCTCAAGCAAAAAGCAGTCAACGAATCAGGGCTAGGCATCACAATCGAAGACCGAGAAATGGCGATGCTGACACCGAACGAAACACCAACACAAACACCACAAGCAAATGGCTAACGAAGTAACATTTTCCGTATCGCTTAAGGCGAGCAAAGACAACGCGACAGTAAATCAAACCGCTAACCTGTTTGCGGACATGGCGGGCGCACAAATGACGCAGGTTACGCAGAACATCGGCACGACTGCCGAGCTTGTGGATTTTGGCGACATTACTGGCGCTCCGCAGCTAGTCATGATTCGCAACCTCAGCACCACGCGATTTGTTGAGCTTGGCGGCGATTCTGGCTTGACCGTATTCAAAACGAAGATTGCGGCAGGCGGTGCGTGCCTGTTCACGCCGAGCAGTGCAACGCTTTACGCTAAAGCCAACACATCGGCGGCGAACATTCTTATTGTAGCAGTGGAAGCATGACCCTAAAGCCGACAACCGAAATGGCAGACGAGGCGCGGCGCGGACTTGCGTGGCGTGCCGAGTTCAACCGTGGAGGGACGGCAATCGGCGTTGCGCGTGCGCGAGACATTAGCAATCGCGCTAATCTATCGCCTGAGACAGTTCGGCGCATGGTTAGCTATTTTGCACGGCACGAAGTTGACAAGGAGGCGCAAGGATTCCGGCAAGGCGAGGAGGGTTACCCGTCAGCGGGGCGCATCGCATGGGCGCTATGGGGCGGCGATGCTGGCAAGTCATGGGCAAATCAAAAAAACAAACAACTAAACGCAGATAATTTTATGATTACGATTGATAACAAAGCGGCAAAGGTGAAATTGAATGACCACGTGGACAAGATCAGCGTGGACAAACTCATCGACGACATTGCCAAGGTTTACGGAATGAAAGCCGTGGAGAATCACTACGCATTCGGTGAAATCATAGCCTGCGCAGATAACGCCATTGATACGCTCGACGTTGAAATCCATTCAGGCGGTGGCAGCGTTTTCGAGGGCTATCGCATTTTCAACGAAATGAAAAAGCTACGCGAGCGCGGCGTTTACGTCACGGCGCGAATCAATACCCTGGCAGCATCCATGGGCAGCGTAATTGCGATGGCGGCTGACAAAGTGGAGATTGCCAGCAACGGGAAAATCATGATTCATGAGGCATCAGGCGGCGCACAAGGCGACAGTGAAACCTTGCTACGGTATGCGGAATTGCTCGAAAACATCAGCGACGAAATCGCGGGCATCTACGCCGAGAAGACAAAACGCGACAAAGACGACATTCGCGCTCTCATGAAAAAAGAAACATGGATGACCGCAAAGCAGGCAATTGAGATGGGATTTGCCGACGAAATTTTTGACACCAAAATAAATGCAATGAGCATCCTCGACAAATTCCGCCCTGATGCAGCTCTCACTGAAAAAGTGCAAGGGCTGGAAGCTAGTCTGGAATCCGCGCAAACGGAAATCAGCGACATGACCGCAGCACTCACCGAGCGCACGGCAGACCTTGAGAACGCGATTGGCGAGCTTGCTAGCGTAAAGGCGCAACTCGACAGCATCACCGCAGAACGCGACACGCTCACGGCATCGCTTGCCGAAGCTCAAAGCAAAGTCGCGGAACTGGAAGCAAGCGTTATCGAAGCCAGCACTTCCGCCGAAGCTCGCGCCGCTGAAATCGTAGCACAAGCAGGCATCGCGCCTGTTGACGCAAGCGCCGACGAAGCAGCGCCAACCGACCATATTTCAATCATGGCGACTCTCTCGCCTGAAGAAAAAACCAAGTATTACAATCAAAACCAAAAAGAAATTAAAGCTCAACTTATCAAATAATTATGTCCACACTATCGTTTAACGACACCATTTTCGCGCAAGAAGCACTTCGGGCATTTACTGCCGTTCTTGCACCAATCAACGCATTTTCCCGTGACTTTAGTTCCGATGCTCGCGGCAAAGGTGACGCAATCCTTGTGCCTCAAATCAGCGCATTGACTGCAACCACCTTCAACGCCACGACTGCCAACTATCAGACTGCTGGCGGCGCTGTGACTCACAACACGGTCAATCTTAACCAACACAACGTGATTTCGGTTGATGTTACCGATTTGCAGTTCGCCAACAGCTCGGCCGCTCGTATTGACGCGATGGCCGCACAAGCTGGTCGCGCTCTTGGTGCTAAAGTTTTGGAAAACATCTTCAAGCTGGTAACGACTGCTAACTTTGGTGCCGCTACCGTTACCACCGCCGAGGCTAACTACACGCTGGCGCAAATCATCGCCCTGCGTTCCAAGCTGGCTCAGAACAACGTCAACATCGACGATTGCTCCGTGCTTTTCAATCCCATCGTCGGCGCTGCCCTGCTTGGTTCTTCCAACGTGCTGCAAGCCTACGCCATGGGCGACAATCTCGCCGCTCGCGATGGTTCGCTTGGTCGCAAGTTGGTCGGCTTTACTCCTTACGAAACCAACCTGCTGCCGACTTCCTCCACTTCGCTAGTTGCCTTCGCCGCTCACCCTGACGCCATTAGTGTTGCGATGCGCTATCTCGCCCCGCAAGCTCCCGAGGCTTACCTGGCCGTGGAACGCGTTGCTGATCCTTCGGGCATCGTGATGGGTCTTCGCCGCAGCTATAACGAAGCCGCTGGCGTTCACTACATCGCTCTTGAGTGCCTTTACGGTATGGCGACTGGCCTGACCCTTGGCTTGGCGCTTGCGACGAAACCATAATTTTCTGGTTGACAATTGCATGACTAAAGCGCATCGTGTGTTTGCACGGTGCGCTTTTTCTTATTATGAAAATCAGTCTATGTATTATCGTTGGCAATGTTGAATCCATCATTGGTCGCTTCCTAGATCACTTCCAACCACTAGCTGACGAGATAATCGCGGTTCGTGCGATTGGCAACCAAAAAGCGGATAGAACGCTTAAAATCTGTGAGAAGCGCGGCGTTCGCATTTCTGAGTATTTCAACAAGCCAGATTGCGATTGGCCACATTGTGACGACTTCGGACGTGCGAGGAATCTTGCTTGCGACATGGCGAAAAATGAATGGGTTATGTGGGCTGATACGGATGACATAATCAGCGCCGAATCTATCGAGCAAATCAAGTTGTTGCTGAAAGACATTCGAGACAAGGAAGTCGATTGCGTGCTGATGCCTTACGTAGTGCCAGAAGACGGCGTTATCAACATTCGCGAACGCATCTGGCGCAAAGGCGCGGGGCGGTGGGTAAATCCGATTCACGAGTGCTTCAAGCTGAAAGAAGACCACAAAGCGGTAGTTCTGGAACATGCGCAAATTGTCCACGCAAGCGAGCCGCGCCATAGTTCGCGCGATGAGCGCAACTTGCGAATCATCGAAAGCGTTCCAGAAGACGAGCGCAGCATTTCGCAGAAGTTTCATCGTATGCAATCGCTGATTGCGCTCGACCGCCGCGATGATGCGACCATGGCGGCGATTGACTTTGTGCGTGATGATGAAGCGGGAACGAATGAGAAATACGAAGCGTTTTTCCAATTGGCGCAGTTGTCGGATGACCTGCAAACAAGAATCACGATGCTGGGGCAGGCGCTCATGACCGACCCGAATCGGCGCGAGGCATACGGCGAGCTTGCGCTTGCATTGCTGACCGTGGAGCCAGAAAAGGCGCTAGGGCTAACCAAGGCAATGCTTGCGCTAGACATACCGCAGAATCCACCATGGAACTTGCGCCGCCCGTATTACGGTTCTTTAGGCGTCTCGCTCCGTGGCATGGCTTTACGCGCAAACAATGCTATCGCGCAAGCCGATGTTCTGGAAACAAATCACTTCATCAAGAACGGTAAAAAAATCAGCCTGCTTCACGCCACGCGAGGCAGACCGCAAAAGGCATGGATGTGCCGCAAGGAATGGTTGCGCCGCGCCAAGAATCCAGATGCTATTGAGCATATTTTTGCTATCGACCACGACGACGAAGCGAGCCTGCCGCTGTGCCTGGCGAATCACACAATCGTCCTGTCTGGCGGATGCGTAGGCGCATGGAACGCAGCGGCAAAGAAAAGCCGCGGCGATGTGCTGGTGCAAGTATCGGATGACTTTGAACCGCCGATGGGATGGGATGAACTTATCCTTGCCGAGCTTGGCGATTTGAGCGAATCAAAGGTGCTGGCAGTCAGCGACGGCAACCGCAAAGACGATTTGCTTTGTATGTCGATTCTGACTCGCAAACGCTACAAAGAACAAGGCTATCTCTATCACCCTGAGTTCTTCTCGATGTATTCTGATACGTGGTTTTCACACAAAGCGTTCATGGATGGCGTGGTCATCGACGCACGCGACAGACTGGTTTTCAATCATTACCACCCATTGTTCGGAAAAGGCGAGTGGGACGAAACTTACAAGCGCAGCAACAGCGATACAAACTATCGGCGCGGGAAGAAGACATTCGATTTGCTTATGGCTGACAAACTAACGCCCTCGCAAGTTCACGGATGGTGCGACTTTCAGAACCTTTACTTTGCGCTTGCCGAGGCGTTGCCAGAGGGCGGAAAGTTCGTGGAAGTCGGCGCATGGCTAGGGCAAAGCATCATTGCGCTTGCTCAGGAATTGCAGAGCATGGGCAAGAACGTCACGCTCTACTGCGTTGACACATGGAAAGGCGAGCAAGACAAAGCAGACCAGCAGCAATACGTTGAGCATTGCGGCGGCAGCATCCTTGCGCAATTCAAGGATAACATCGAACGCGCAGGCGTTGCGGATATGATTCAGATTGTGGAAATGGAAAGCGTGCAAGCGGCAGAACAATTCCTTGACGGCGAGATTGATGGCATCTTTATTGACGGGGCGCATGACTTCGATTCTGTGAAAGCGGACATCGCGGCATGGTCGCCAAAGGTAAAACAAGGGGGCTTTTTCGCTGGTCACGACATTGACGTTGACAGCGTGAAAGAGGCATTGAAAACATCTGGCGTGGATTATCTGACAGTTGGTCGATGCTGGATCAAAAAACCAAAACAAGAAAACGAATGAGCGCAGGAAAAGGAGATTCGCCGCGACCAGTAAAAGGCGAGGCATACAGAAACAACTACGAAAACATATTCAGAAAAAATGAAACTAAGCATACTAACACCGACAGTTCCGAGCAGGGCAAACCAACTCGAAAAGCTAACCGCAAAAATCGGAAAGCAGATCGGGACGCATGAGGTAGAACATCTTGTGTTTTCCGACAACCGAAAGCGCAGCATTGGCGAGAAGCGGCAGTCATTGGTTGACATTGCACAAGGCGAGTATATCGCTTTTGTGGATGACGATGACGACATTTCGGATGACTACGTTTCGCGCTTGCTATCCGCGATTGAGCGCAAGCCTGATGTGATTACATTCAAGCAAGATAGCACGTATAACGGGCTGAAAAGTATTGTGCATTTCGGGCTGAACAATCCAGACCAGAACTTCGTTGCTGGCGGCGTTACTCTCCGAGCGCCGTGGCACGTTTGCGCATGGAAGCGCGAAAAGGTGAAGGAGTGCCAATTTCTGAGTGTGAACTACGGCGAAGACTTGGCGTGGTGCGTGCAAGCGCGGCAGCTAGTCAAATCCGCGTTGCATATTGACACGGTTCTCCATTATTACAGGCACGATGCGTCAACAACGCTTGCGCCTGAGTAAATTTTTTGTCTGGTCGATGTGTGTATTGCGTCTGCCTCGCATCGGAAACGGTGCGAGGCTTTTTTCTGTAAAAAAAGATTGACGAGCGAAATGGTTTTCGCTAAATCTTGCGCGTGACCACGAAACCGACACTAGCCAACACCTACGAAGGGCAAGACCCGACAGGATGGCTCATGTCTGAAAAGCTCGATGGAGTGCGTGCATTGTGGGATGGAAAGCAGTTCATTTCCCGCAACGGCAATGCGTTTCACGCACCTGCATGGTTCACGGCTCAACTACCAAGCGCGGCTCTCGATGGCGAGTTGTTCATGGGGCGCGGCATGTTTCAGCAAGCGGTCGGAATCGTGCGCAGCAAAGCAGGCGACTGGTCGCAAATCAAGTTTCACGTTTTCGACGCACCAGAGGCACAAGGCGATTTCACGGCACGCTTGCAATACGCGCAGGATGCCTTGCAGGGCGTTTCTGTGGCGCAAGTGGTGGAGCATATCGTTTGCCAGTCTGAGGCGCATTTAGACGGCTATTTTGACGCATTGCGAGCAGTGGGTGCGGAAGGCGTTATGCTCCGTAATCCAGTTATGGCATACGAGCAAAAACGCACAAACAACTTACTGAAAATCAAATGGGTGGACAGCGACGAGGCGACCGTGATTGCTCACAAGACAAACGCCGTTACAGTCGATTGGATGGGCATGATTTTTGACCTTGGCGCGGGATTCACTAACGCCGTTCGCGCATCGCTTCCCGCAATCGGGGCGCAAGTATCGTTTGCATTTTGCGGCACGACCGACAGCGGCAAGCCTCGTTTCCCTACGTTCCTCGCCGTGCGTGATTACGAGTGAAGTTGACACCATGCGTAAAGCATGAGCTTGGTGGATGATTTCATGCTGTCGCATAACGACCAATGCGACACAACAATGGGTATTGCGACAATGATCTGCGCAGGGCAGACATTTTCCGTTGTGGACAATCTCACCAGCAAGTCAGTGGATGGCGAGTTTGGCGGCTTAGAACCGCAAGTGCGCGGAGTTGTCACGGCGCAACCTGCGGACGTAACTTCGCCGCTAACGCTACTCAACAAACGATGCACAATCAACGGCGCGGCTTATCGTGTCTCACAAGTGGACGTTGGCACGATTGGCATTCATTTCACCCTAGCAGACCCTAACGAGAAATGATTGACGTAAAAATAAGCAAGCGCCAATCAGCGAAGCTAGAGGCAGAATTGAAAGCGTTCGCAGCTAGGGCGCAAGTGAGCGTTGCTGAAACTGTCGCGATCATTGGAACGTCCGTTGCAAAAGAACTTGCGCGGAAGGTTCAACCGTTCGGATTGTCGAATGACGTTGGGCAGGAATACATGGGCAGCATCGCAAAGCAGGTTCATAAAGCGGCTCGTTATGCCGAGTTTAAGGGATTTGAGGGTGACATTAAAAGCATCCATCGGCAGCTTCGTTCCCAGAATGCCAAGTTTCAAGTGTTGGTTAGGCCGCCTGCGAAGTTTCAGCCAAAGCGCAAGACCTTTGACCGCTCCGAGCTAAAGCAATATGTCGATTCACAGATGGCGAAAGCGGGATTGGCAAAAGCGGGATGGATTCAGGCGGGAGAAACAATTGATTCGCCATTGCTAAAAACCGTGCGCGGCAAAATCCGCAAAATCAAAGGCGTTCCGCGATGGGTTCGCCGCCATGTAAATGCGCGTGCTGGCGAGTCAAAACTAGTCAAGCGGCAACTTATGAGCAGCTCCGTTCTTCTCACGAACAAGGTTGACTATGCCTACGCCAAGCGCAACTCAAATCATGGCAACGTGCAATCGGCAATTGCGGACGGCTATCGACGCAGTATCACCGCAGCTAAAAGAATTTTCCGAAATCTTAAATGACAACACAACAAATCAAAGCCGCCATTGTTTCAGTCATTGGCGCGAACATCACCGACATTCCCGCCGTGGACGCAGAACAGTTCGCGGAGGTGGAATTGCCCTTTATTGGCGTTACGATGACTACAGAGCGCATTTCAAACGCGCTGCCGAAAGCATATCGCGGCACGGTGGAAATCAAGCTAAGGGCGCATTCTGGCGATTCTTTGACGGTCGATCAAATCAATGACATTACGAATGATTTGGAAACCTTGCTTGCATCCAGTTTCGCCACGCTCGTCAATGCGGAATTGAGCAGCATTTACATTGACTACTTCGCGCCGAACGGAGGCGTGCCGCAATGGGAGTCTGATAGCTTGGAATGCGCGTTTGACTGCGACATTGTATTTCAGACAACGTAAATTTTGACACCATGCAAAAGGCATGGCAACTTTACTTGGATCTGTGAACGGAGTGTGGGGCATTCCTGCGCAGCAAACTGGCTTTTTATTGGAGGGCGTAACATGGAGTTACAAGTGCCAAACCAAGAACGTCATGAATATCACGGGCGACCGCACAGGGCGCAGCGACTTTGACGAAGATTGCACCATCGCGCTCAATGCTAAGATTCCAGCGACCAGCGCATTCAGCGGCACGATTTCATCGGGAATCACACTTGCAACCGTTCCGACCGATCACCTTATCGCCGCGATGACTGGCGGACTGACCATCATCGACACCATCGAAGTGACGCAAGCTGCCGATGATTACCGCTCCATTTCACTGAGCGCAACCTACGTTCCGACCATCGCATCGTAACGTCACAATCTAATATGAACAAGCCTTTTACAGGAGTGCGCGGCGATAGTGTCGCGCACATCATGCAGGAAGTCACCGATCCGAAACTCGCGGCGGCGATCATTAGCATTGACGTTCCATTGCATCCAGCGGCGCCCATGCGCGTTATTGTAGGCGATGGCATACGAGCGCAGAAAATCATCTGGCAGTTCTGCGGGGCATCGCCTACTGGCAACACGGCGGAAGTCGTAATGAAGGCGTGGTTCGACGAAGCATGGATGTTGAAAAATCCTGAACATACGTTAACCAGAATTAAACGTGCGTTCACGGTCATGTGGCAGATGGCGGAACATGCGAAAGGCGGCGCGGAATACGTCTCACGGGTCAACAGTGGCGATACCATCAGCACGGCGGGAACACCGATTGCCGCAACTCTTGTTGCGCTAGGGCATCCGTGCGTCGGCTACAATGAACATGCAGGCTCGACATGGTGGCACTTTAACCGCGCCGCGGCAGTTGATCTTGATTTGTGGATGGACAAGGAGATTCACCTAAAGCTGCCAACGGCTGATTTGTCCTATATCAAAGCTGCGTTGCTCAACTGGAAACAGCTATTAGCCGACATTAAAACCGCTACGCATACGGCAGTAAAACACAAGGGGCGAACGGCATACATCGGAAAAGACGACGACCAGAAAACGATTCTCACGCTTGAAAAACTACTCTATCGAAAATGAACACACCACCAACAATACAAGGAAAAGAATTGCGACCACTGAATCACTTCATCTGGGCGCGGTTATGCGAATTTCTCCCCGACGAGAAACGGCGCGGGAAAAGTCATAGCACGGTGCTGATTTATGGCTATGCGGCACTAGCAATGACTGATGATCAGGAAGTGCGAAAGGCGATGCGTTCCGACGATGAGTTTTTCGACGCGATGACCGCCGTTGCGCTCGACCTTAGCGAAGACGACGAGAACGAGATTGGCGCATACGTGCAAGGCGTAATCAACCGATGGGAGGCGGCTCAAGTCGTTACTGCCGACGAGGGAAAGCCACAGACCGAGGTGACCCGCCAAGTGACCGCGCCTTTATAGTTGACTTGCTGGCATCAGAATACGGATGGACACGAAAGCAGATAGATGAGCTACCAATCGACGAAGAGGCGGAATTGTTTCACGCGATCTTATACCGCAAAGGCGCTAAGACTTACCGCCGAGAGATACAAACGGAACAGCATGAACCAATTGCATTTGCAGCGCATGAAATTGACACCAGCGAATTAGAAGAAGTATGGCATTTACCGTAGATATTCGCGGCAACGCAACGCATCTAGAGAAGACGCTGCGCAGCGTTAAAGGCTCGATTGCGAACATCGGTAGCGCAACGGCAACTGGAGTTGCTGGATTGACCGCAATGGGCGCTGCTGGTGCTGCTGGACTTGGTGCGCTTGTCGTATCTAGTTCAAACGCTGCCGCGTCCGTAGAGGATTTGACATTGCAATTTGAGGTTTTGACTGGAAGCGTAAAAATCGCTAAAGACCTTATCAAAACATTCAGGGAGGAAGAAAAGAAATCGCCGCTGAATTTGCAAGACTACGCAGAGGGCGCAAAGCTCATGCTTGGATTCGGCGTTGCAATTAAAGATGTTACGCCATTGCTGCAAATGATTGGCGATATTTCCCTTGGAAACAGCGAGAGATTCGGGAGGTTGTCAGTGGCGTTTGCTCAAATTGCGGCGAAAGGAAAGCTAATGGGGCAAGAATTAAACCAGCTTGCCGAAAGTGGATTTAACCCGCTGCAAATTATTGCAGAAAAAACGGGCAGGTCATACTCTGATTTGTTCAAGGACATGGAAGCTGGCAAGATAACCATTGGTGTTGTCGCGCAAGCATTGAAAGTTGCAACCAGCGAAGGCGGGAGATTCTATAAAGCGATTGAAAAAGGAAGCACCACCACCAACGCGAAAATCAATCAGACAAAAGCGGCTGTAACTCAACTACAAGTCGCATTTGGCACGGGATTCAATGAGGGGCTGAAAGACGCGCTGGACGCAAGCAATAATTTCCTGCCGCAATTGGAGGGCAAATTCGCTGCAACTGGCGAGTTTCTTGGCGCGGCAATCACTGAATCACTACAGGGAAACACTGACAAGTTTGCCATGATTGGCGAAACAGTCGGAACCGTATTTCTGGCAGGATTACAAGCAAGTCTGATTGCAGGATTGGACAACTTAGGAGAATTACTAGGAAAAGGACTAGCATACGGCGCGGAAAATCTAAGCGGAGTTTCCATGCTTGACCCTGACAGAGCAAAACGCATTGGCGAGGGCATCCGAGAATTTACGCGAGGCGGAACGAACTTCCGCGAGCAATTCACGGGAGCGATGGAAACCACTGGCGCAAACGCAGCACTTGAAAAAGTCAACATTGAATCGCAAGTGGAAAAAGGCATTAAAACTGGCATCACGGCAGAAATGAGCGATGCGGTAAAAGCTGGCATTTTGGAGGCATGGGCAAAACAACCAAGCGCAACAAGCGCAAGATTCTCAAACTAATATGGCAGCAACAATTTTTGGTTTTGGGGTAAATGAAATGAAAGCTCAACCTGGGCTTTCAATCACACGCAGCGAATCAGGCGGATGGACGGCAACGCATGAAATCGTTGTAAAGGCATCAGACTTTGCGGACGTTATTCCAAACTTTGTGCGGGGGACATTGCTTTCATCGGTTGACCCTAACGTGCCAGCGCCGTTTGATTCTTTCCTGACAATCGACACGGTGACCTTTGTCCGCACGGATGGCGATCTTTACACTTTCAACGTGACCGCTACGGGCGGCACGGCGCAATTTGAAGGCGATGAGCTTACGCCTGGAGTAGAGCCAACATACACGCTCACAGGGCAGCTATCAGACGTTTCTTTCTCGCAGCATCCGAAATGGAAGCCGCTAGTCGATCTTGATAAGACTTTGCTTGGAATGCTAATTGCGGGGCAGTTGACCTACAACATAGGCGATGGCGTTTTATATCTCAACAATGAAGCAAACGCTGAGGTGGCATACATTGACCAGTTAGCCGGCGCGGACGCAATCGAATTTGCAACACGAATTCAGCAAGGACAGACCACGTATCAAAAAAGTGTCTATACATGGAACGAATCGACGGAGGGCGTTGACCAACTCACGCCACAGCAAATCAACAAACTTGGCAAGATTGCAACACCGCGAGGAACGCCGCCAGAGCCGACGGGAACGCGTGACTGGATGTTGACAAGTGTTTCACAATCGCAATCTGGCGAGCTATACCGCACAAATCTGGAATGGACGCTTTCAGAGGATGATGGATGGGATTCTTTCCTTTACGACACATGAAAATAAGAAACGGAGAAGCGCCGATTCAGTTGCCTGATCTTATCCGATCAGGTGACCCGATCACGGCAAAATGGGCAAACGGCATTCGCTCGTCATTGCAGCGATTGCGTGACCGAACGCCAGTCGGAACAAGCACGCGCCAATACGTAGAGCAAAATCCTTTTCAGCTAACGCTTGGGCGCGATCCTGTTTCAGATGCTTACTACGTCACCGTGGCGCAAGGCTACGTTGCCGAGCGTGCGATTTCAGCCTTAGACGGCGAAAACGCATTGATTTTGCATGAATGCGACAATCGGCTGGATGTAAATGACGATCCTACAAAGTTCTCCATGGCCGTTGGCGACGGGATTTTCGTGCAAGTCAAAGAGGATGAATCTGGAAGGGTCAAAGGCGGCGAAGATTTGACTTTAGTAGTAATCAATGCAGGGTCAACCGCCGCCGAGTCGCGCAACTACATCCCAGATACGGTTGATGGCGTATACAACTACAAGCTCGCAGAGTTGCAGACCAACGGAAGCGGTGTGAAGCTAGTGCCATTTCTAACTGGCTCACACATCTTCCACACCACTGGCTTGACGGCGGATTTTCGGATTATCGACTGCCCGACAGAGCCAGAGACAACGCCGACACAGCTTGCGCGGTTGTCATTTATCAGCGGTTATCTTCACGGAATCGGCCAGCCAGTAGCTACAAGACCGCTATCTGACAACCTAGAGGAAATCGGAATCGACAGCGTATGCACATGACCAGAGCGTTTATACTAGCCAGAGAATCAGACATGCCCGTTGCGCGTGCGTGCCAAGCACGGATGCGGTCACTAGGCTGGCAAGCTGACATAATGATTGACCCTACGGAATGGACAACGCCGCCTGATGACGTTGTTTACGGCTATTACAGCACGCACGGTCGCGGCATGTATGGCAATTCTTGCGCGAAGGCGATCATGGATGGAATGCTGGCGAACTCACAAGCAGGGGAGGTGCTGATGAAAATGGATTGCGACATTTGGCTATCGCAAGAATGCGCAGACTGGCTAGCAGAGGCAGGGCAGGCAAAATCCATGCGCATCATGTATAACGGCAAAACGCAGGCGTGGGGCGGCATCTGGAGCGCAACACGCGAACACGTAGAGGCGGCACGCATCGCCGCCGATACAATCGACCGATGCAACTGCGCAGAATCATGGCTAAACATGAGGGCGCTTTACCTTGTGCCGCCTTCAATCAAAGTCAAAGCGTATCACGTTACACAATGGCAAGATGGCGATGAGCGCGGATATTGCGCCACGCTGCCAATCAACTTGCGGCACGATAGGGTTACTGAAGGATTAAAGCTATTTGACACCGCACCATAAGAAATGACACCCGCCGTCTATAACTTGACCGTCTTAATTGACACCGATTTTTCTCAGGCGGTGACGTTTTACAGCGATTGCCAGCGAACGCAAACGCTTAACGTATCTGGCTACGCTTTCAGGGCGCAGGTGCGAACATCTTTTACAACTGCCGTCATCTTTGAATTTGACATTTCCACCACGAATGCCGCATCAGGGCAAATCGTCGTTTCTATTTCCGCCGCTGATACACTGGCGCTCACCGCAGGCAGCTACGTTTGGGACTTGCGCGTCACCGATGGCGATGGACAAGTGGAACGCTGGATGGAAGGCAATGTCACCGTAACGGGAACAGTCACACGAGCATGAGCGATATACACATTCACATTGACAGAGAAACGCCCGTTAAGGTTATCACGCTTGAGCCGAACGGGGCGCGTGGCGCTTCCGCTACCATCTCAGTAGGCACAACAACCACGGGCAGCGCAGGCACAAATGCAAGCGTTACAAACAGCGGCACAAGCAGCGCGGCTGTATTCAATTTCACGATACCACGGGGCGCAACGGGCGCAGCAGGGCCGAACAGCGTCACAAGTGCGACGACAAGCGATGGGACGGCGCAATTGTCGATTGATACACTTGATGTCAATAGCATTGAATCAGAGGGTGGAATCGTTACCGTGGGGCAGTTTGCTCCTATTTCCACGTCGGGTAGCGATGCTGGCATTTATACTTATGGGTCAGATGCCCACATTTATACCGTCAATGGCGGTTACATTCAAACCTCCAGCACCTTTAAGATCACAGACGGAACTTTTACCACAACTCTTTCAGGAACGCAAACAGCGAATCGCGCAATTTCATTTCCCAACGCAAGCGGCACAATCGCACTCACTAGCGACATTCCCCCGCAAGAAGTTAAATCCGCAAATTTCACCGCTGCCGATAAAGGCGCGTATGTATCAGTCGCCACGCTAACCGTCACAGACCCCACGCCGTCCGAGGGCGCTTCATTTTCCATCCTTGTGCGCAACGGCACGGCGACAGTCGGCGGCACGGCTTACAGCGTTGCGGGAACGCTAATCAGGCGCGTTTTTCACAGCGGGGCGTGGGCGAATTACCCGTATTCATCGGCGCTTTTTGGCGCAAACGTAGCGACATATCTTGCGACTCCCACCGTTGCCAACTGGCGAGCGGCAACAAGCGGAACAAGCGACCTTGTTACAGTCGGCCCGAACGAAGTCAGCATCACGGGCGCAACCACGCTCACAAGCACGGCATTCGGACTGATTCACGTATGCAGCGGCACATCGGCAGACTACCAAGTCGATTTGCCAAGCGTATCAGGCAATGCGGGGCGCATCATCACGATTCGCATGTCTAACGCGCTCACTCGCTTTGTGACAATTGCAGGCGCAGGCGGCGCATTGATTGACGGGTTGGCAACGCGCCTAATGTGGGCGCAGGAATCATGTGTGCTAATGTGTGACGGCACGAGCTGGACTAAGATTGCAGGCAAATCGCGCCCCATGGTATTCTCAGGTGAGAACGGCGCGGGAGTCACGGTTGCTAACGCCACAAACGTGCCAATCAGCATTGCGACAATTTTGCAGAATAACACGGGACTGATGAATGACACGGTTTCGAGCATCGTCGTTTGTCGTATTCGCCGCGCTGGAGTTTATGCTTTGTCCGCGCTCGCCACGCTTAATAGGTCTGGTTCTTTCGCGGGATTTGAGGCATACGGCATGATTTTCCTGAATGCAACAACATCACTGGCAACCGCCCCTGCGATGCTCGCAGTTGTGCCGACAGCCATTGACTCAGGCGGATTGAATACTTATGCGCACGTAAACTACGCCATTACCCGAACGCTGGCGGCAAATGATTATTTGTGCCTTGGAACATTTCAAAACACGGGCGGAAACATGACCACAAGGACGGTCAACGTAGTTCGCCCAAACATATCTGTCACCGAAATCCCCAACTGGTAAAATGATGATTGACTCCCTAACACCAACAAAAAGCCACGAATGGAAAATCCGCCAGTCGGTTTTGCAATCGCTCGATGCCGCAAACAAGTTAGCGCAAGTCATGACGGCAGCGTATGATAATTTCTGGAGCGCATCGCCTGCAATCTTGCTGGAAATCCTGAACGGAAATCTTGCGCATTGGCTCGACGTATTGCAGCGAAATACAGCGGTCGGCACGACTATTAACGCGCAACTTGACGCAGCGAATTTGCCAGAGTTTCAATGCCGCGTTCCCGTTGTCATGCCGAGCGGCTACGCTTTCCAAGACGGCCAATTCGTTTACAGCCCCCCCGTAAACCCTGAACCTGAACCCATAGAAAATGACTAACGCGATGGAATTTGAAGCGTGGAAATTTGCGGTTGTCTTAGGGAGTGCGGGAGTCACGAAATACGGCTCCCACCTACTAGGACAAGTCATGGCGGCTGATCTTGCGAAATGGGTTGAAAGCGGCGGCACGGTTTTAAGCGTTGGCATTTTGCTCTTAGGCTTGCGCTACCTACGCGACAAGCTCGAAAAGCGGGAAGCGAAACTTGACGAGCTTATGGTGAAGGATAGGGAGATTCACGAAAAAGCTACCGAGGCGCGGATCAAACTCGACACGACTTTGGACAAGCTGCATCAGTCGAATGAGAAATTGATTGAAACCATCGAACGCAAATTACAATGAAAGTCTTCATCGTCCAACGCCCTAGCTTCCACACGGATTTTAATAAAACGTGGTTGTATTGCACGACCAACTTGGCAAGCTATCGTTTCGACGGCGTGACGATTCCGAACTGCGACATTTACCACGGGAAGCGGATGCTTGGAAGCGTGTTGCATAACATTTTGACGATTTACAAAGGGTATGCGTTCGACGGCATGACGAACTGGCCAGATGATGCCGCTAACCTGCCATGCGCTTTGCTGCATGATTTTCTTTACCAGACGACACTTTTATCTCGACGCGATGCGGACAAAAGTCTAAAAGCAGTTATGGAATCCAACAAGGCGCGGCATTCTGGCATCGTTTTCGCTGGCGTTCGCTTGTTTGGCTGGATTCATTTCGGGGAGGAAAAGAGCATCAGAATCGTGAAGCAATGAAAAACTTCGACAAAATCATTCTCACCGCGCTGGCAATCACGCTTGCGGTATTGATCGTGGTGCTAAACTCATGCAGCATCAGAAAAGTTACCGTTCACGGGCAGTATGGGGAATATTCTTTCAAACCATACCGCGCAATTGAAGTTGAAACCGACAAATGAACTTGCCACAAAAATACGCTTGGCTTGAATCCGTCAATCCGCTGCCGCGCACGATTGCCGAGGCGTTGCGCTTGTATGGCGTGACAGAGATACCTGGGCGCCGACATGAAGCGGCAATCATGGCATGGGCGCGGGAACTGATGGACGCAGGTTGCGACCTTACCGATTACACGGCGGATGAAATCCCGTGGTGCGGACTCTTTGCGGCTTATATCACCTACAAACGGCGCGGGAACATTGGCGAGGTAGTCAAATCACCGCTATGGGCGCGAAGCTGGGCGAACTACGGAAAACCCGTGGGAACCGCGGGACTAGGCGACATTCTGGTTTTCTCGCGCAATGGCGGCGGGCACGTTGGATTCTACGTCGCAGAGGATGCGGAATGCTATCACGTTCTTGGCGGTAACCAATCGGACGCTGTGACCGTCACGCGCATCGCTAAAAGCCGCTGTATTGCACGGCGCAGACCGATTTACATAAACACGCCCGAAACAGTGAAACCCTACCTTGTAAGGGCATCTGGCGCAATTTCCACAAATGAAGGCTAAACTCCCATCGTCAGTCATGATCGGCGGCATTCGATTTACGATTGCCCTTGAAAAGCTAGACGGCGGGGACTACGGGCGGATGCTATTCGACGAGCGCAGGATTTTGATAAGCACGGCATGCCTAGCCAAAGCGCAGACGTTACGCGAAACGCTACGTCATGAGATTCTACACGCCGCCTTGCATGTTAGCGGCGCATCATTTTTGGAGCATTACGAGGAAGAAACCGTGGTGCGAGCAATTGAGAACATCTACTTCCCCGCGTGGGATGGAATCAAAGCGAAATTATGAGCCATAAAAAATTCATCGTCGCCACTGACAATCACGGCGGATTAGTCTGCAACGAGGCGAAAAAAGTCTTGCTGGCATTCTGCGAGACCTGGAAGCCGCAATACCGCATCCACCTTGGCGACCTTTGGGATTTCTCGCCATTGCGCCGTGGTGCGAGCCAAGAGGAAAAAGCGTTCGGAATTTCCGATGACTACGTGGAGGGCTTGAATTTTCTCGACGAATACAAGCCGAATTTTCTGACGCTTGGCAACCATGATGACCGCATCTACCAATACGCCACGCATTGCGCTGACGGTATGTTACGCGAACGCTGCGAGGAACTTGTGATTGCCAGCGAGAAAGAATTTAAGCGCCGCAAGATCACGTTTTGCGAATACAAGGTGACGAAGTATCTGCGCATGCCAGAGGGCGGCCCAAAACTGATTCACGGTTTCCGCTCGAACATGTATCCAGCAAAGGCTCACTTTGACAACTGGGGCGAGTGCCTGCATGGTCATTGCCACACGAAGGATGAACATACAGCGCGGCACATCGACGGTGGGAAAGCGTTTTCTGTCGCGTGCATGGCAGACTTGGACAAGCTGAGTTACAGCGACAGGCAACCCGCAAAGCTAGGGCATCGCAACGGCTTTTTATACGGCATCATAAACACTAAAAACGGAAGTTGGGAAGCATGGCAAATAACAAAGGAAAACGGAGTCTGGATCTCGCCACAAGGAATACTTTGACGGCGCTGGAAAAGGCGCTCGAAATGTCGTGTGACTTCACTTTGCGCGATGATGAGTTTACGATTGATGACTACATCGAAAAGCGCAGGCTGCGCGAACCTGATGTGACTGACGATGCGTGCCGAGGCGCTATGACAAGGCTTGTAGCTCGTGGCGTTTTCAGTGTGCGCAAGATTCGCATGAACGGGCGTCAATGCAACGCGTATTCAGCGAAGTAGCGCCAGCGGGATTTTAACCCGCATAGCCCCGAAAGAGGGCATCTTTTGCATTAGATCATGGCGCTATTGGCGCGAGTGAGATCAGGTCGCTACATCCCGCAATGATAGCCCCTACGCTCTTTCGAGTCTAACAAGGAGTCGGATGACCGAACCCCGCGATACGTCCTAGTTACGAATGCCCCTCATTGCTCAAACGCAAAAACACAATACCACACCTGCGCAGATTGTCAACGCCCATTTTCCGCACGAAAAGCTGTTTTTTGCAAATTTCATGCGACATTATCGCAAAATCACCGCCCCGCAACCCTTGATTTTCCAAGGAAAACAAACTTTTTTTATTTTTCTTGCAGAATTTAGTGGACAACGAAACCGTTTCCGATTACTTTCGGGGCGAGACAATAAACGATATGACGAACGAACAAATGAAACCAAACCGATTTGCAAGCTGGGCTAAAGCGCGCAAAACAATTGCATGGATTAAAGCTCGCCTAGAAGAAGGTCGCATCGTTTGCATTACCAATCACATGCGCTCGACGCAATACAGCAAGAAGCACATTGACATGTTTGTTGCCGGTAAAAACGGATCATACGTTCGACATGGTAAAAACCTTCTCTGCATCGACGGAAACAAAATCTCAGCATTTTAATTTATGGACAACACAGAATTTTGCCAGCATTGCGGATCTGATCAAATGCCAATGGCTGAAAACAGGTGCAGAGATTGCGGAGAAGAATATAGAGCAAAACCATCAATGGCGAGATTTTTAGTTTTAGCTTGCTGCCATGAATGGACAAGAGCAGGCATGGGCAATGAATGTTTTTGGGAGAATTGGGAAGAATGCCCTAGCCAAATAGAATTTACGCCAAAAATGGTTATCGAAGCATTAAAGTCAGACAAAGCAGTTTATTCGTTGCTTGAATCAGCTAAGAACATTTTACAAAACTCTGTAATTCCAAAAGACGGAGAAAGCGATGCAGTAGAAGACTGGATTGATGATTACAACTCATTATTTACTAATTAACAACTCTATGACAACAACAGAGCACCTACAACTAATAAAAACCGAGTGCGAGCGATTGCTTGCATTGTCGGAGAAACGCACACAAGGGGAGTGGAACGTGTATGATCATAAAGCCTATCACACGTCTTACATTTTACGGGGCGGAGAAAAACAAAACCAACTGGCTCAGTTCTTTAATTATCAAGACAAAGGCTTCGATATTTCCAGTGAAAACAACGCCGCCTACATCGCCGCATGCGCAGGACGCGCCGAAGCAGGATGGCGCAGCACGATTGCGGCGATTGATTTGATTCTGGATTACGCACGCATGATTCAGCCCCTTGAATATGGAGAGGCTATCAACTACTCAATGCGTCAAATCCGCGCCGAAATCTTGGACGCATGGCCAATCAAACTTTTACAACAATGAGCAATAACACAACAAAGAATCCCCACGCGCAGGCACTAGCCCGCCTTGGCGCGGGGATCAAAAAAACAATGAGTGCCGCAGCAATCGCGCAACGGCAACGGGCAGCAAAACAACCACGTAAGAAAAAGAACAAATGAGCACAATCCACCCACTGAAAATCGACCTGCTAAAAATCCCAGGCGCACGCAAATTCCAGAGCAAGGACGGCACATGGCATGTCGCCATTCCGCATCCGTCAATCTACATTGGCGAGAAAGGCGCGTATCTTGACTGTGACCTGTCAGAGCGCAAGGAAGTTGACCGCTTCGATAATACGCACAGCATCGCCATGCGTCAAAGCAAGGAAGCACGCCAAGCGAAAGAACCGCGTGTGTTTATCGGAGACGGCAAGACGCTGACCTTTGGCAGCTCGCAGCAATCCGCGCCTGCCAAGAAAGATGATTCGTGGATTGATTCGACGGATGATAATTCTGAAATCCCGTTTTGATATGACACCAGAACTACAACGAATCAAGATTGCCGAGGCTTGCGGTTTTGAAATGCGCCCCGATGGATATTTTCGCCGTGTAGGAGAAGTCGGCTCGCGTGGTATCCCCGACTACCTCAACGACCTCAACGCGATGCATGAAGCGGAGCAAACATTGTGGGAAAAAGATTGGACAAGTCGGCATGATTTCGTCGATAAATTAGCCCGCATTATGAGCCCGACGCATGGATACCATCAGCAATCTGGACTTGATTTGTTAGATGCCACCGCCGCGCAACGCGCCGAGGCTTTTCTGAGAACTCTAGGATTATGGGAGGAATCAGAATGACCCTAGAACAACGCATACGCCGCGATTTAGAGGCAGGCCAATCCACAGCGGACGCAATCGCCCAACGCGCTGAGAAGTCTCTCCCATCCGTTATGGCGACACTGGAGCGAATGCAGCGCGAGGGCGTTGTGATTACCGCGCCGATTTGCGAAGGTCGCTTACACATCTGGAAGCTAAAGCTATGAAACGCAAAACCATGACCAACATCAGCGGCGGGGCGCAACGGGCGGAAGTCTTTTGCGTTGAGGAAGAACCAGAGTTACCCCCACTCTGGCAAGTCGAATTCAACCGCGCTTGTGACCGATTCCTGATGGAACGCGAGACAGGCTATGCGGCGAAGTGGCAAGAGAACAGCGACCGCGCAAATAGGGCATGGAAGCGTAAGAAAGAGAAGCCATGACCACCGATGACCAACTAGCGCAACTGCGCGAATACTGGCAGCAAGCGCCAACGTGGGAGCGGCAGGCAATCAACGTCACGGCAGCGGCGTTAAAAGCCGATCATCCAGAGCATCGAGAGTTCGTGCAACGGCGGATTGAGGCGCATGAGAAAAGATACAAGGAGAAGAATTACAGAATATGAATACACCAGAAAACACACAGCAAAAGCCACGAATTAAGCATGAAATTTACAACGACCATTTTCAGAATTTCAAGCGACATAACATCCCCAAAGCGCAGCTAGTTATTGCGGACATTCCCTATAATGTGGGGAAAAACGCATACGGTAGCAATCCCGCATGGTATGAAGGAGGCGACAGCAAGAACGGCGAAAGCGAGCTTGCGAACAAGGAGTTTTTCGACACCGATAAAGATTTTCGCATTTCCGAGTTTCTTCATTTTTGCTCACGGATGCTAAAGCCAGAAAACAAAAAAGAGACAGGAACAGCGCCTTGCATGATTGTATTTTGCGCATTCGATCAGCAAATGGAAATCATCGAGAAGGCAAAAGAGCATGGATTCATGAATTACATCAACCTTGTTTTTGTGAAGAACTTTTCAGCGCAGGTGCTGAAGGCAAATATGCGCGTTGTCGGCAATTGCGAATACGGATTGATTCTCTACCGCGACAAGTTGCCAAAATTTAACAATCATGGAAAAATGGTTTTTAATGCGATGGACTGGCCGCGTGACAACGAAAGCGAAAAGATTCACCCAACACAAAAGCCAGTGCAACTACTGAAAAGATTGATTGGCTTATTCACCGATGAGGGCGACGTTGTTATCGACCCTTGTTGCGGAAGCGGATCAACAATCGTCGCGGCACATCACAGCAACCGCAGCGCATACGGCTTTGAGATCAAGAAGAATTTCCACAAGGCGGCGTTGCAATGGCTAGAGCGAGAGAAGTCGCAAATGACGCTTTTTTAACACCCGCAAACCCTTGATAAATCAACAAAATCAAAAATAGTTGAAAAAACTTTCCGAAATCGCTTTACATCGAATACGTTTCCGCTATTCTTCCCCTGTCGCCGCGAGTGACAAGCAACTAACCAAACCAAAATATGAAAACAACCGCAATACTATTCAAGACAGGAGAAGAATGGACTCTCATGCGCTACAAAGGCGATAAGATCCCAACATCGACATTTGCAACCGCAAAGCAAGCAAGAGACTTTGCGAAAAAATGGAAGTGGAGCGTTAAGCGTTCCGCTGTTTGCGACCAATAATCTCCAACCAACTACAAAATATGAATACACTACCATCAATCCCCGCGCTGCCAATGCCAGCGGAAATTAACTCAATGCCAAGCCAGACACGCGCTCGCCTTGGATTGTCGGAGCCTGAGCAATGCCAGCCGCCTATGCTCGGCATGTTCGCGCTTTACGCTTTCGGAGTCGCTAGCGGCTTTGGCATCGCCATGCTCGCCTTTACCTTTGCTTTTTAACCAACACCATGAATACACAAACACTAGAACTATCGGAAGTGTCGCCTGACTTCCAAGTAAAAATACGCGCAAGTTTTGGCGACTTGCTGACACAAACTCAATCACTGGCAGAAAAAGCGCAAGAAATCGTTGCCATGCCAGAAAGCGCAATGCAAGAAAAGCAGGCGCGTGAATGCCGCTTGTCTCTTGTTAAAATCCGCACGGGCGCTGACAAAATCCACAAGGAAATGAAGCAGGATATTTTGGTTCAAGGGCGCGCAATCGACGGCGCAAAAAACATCGTCATTGCGGCAACTGCGCCAATCGAAAAGGAGTTGAAAGCAATCGAAGATCGTGCGGAAATTCGCGCCGAGGAAGCGCGGCAAAAGCTACACGCCGAACGCATTGGAGAGATTGCAAGATACAGCGATGCTTACGCCAGTTTTGACTTTGGGCGCATGTCTAATGACGAGTTTGCCGGATTGCTAGAAAACGCAAAACTTGCGCATGAGTCGATCATTGCGCGTCAAAAGGCGGAAGAAGAAGCGCGAATCGCGGCGGAAAAAGCAGAGCGCGAAGAACGCGAGCGATTAGCGAAAGAACATGCAGAAATGCAGATTAAGTTAGCCACCGAGCGTGCCGAGCGTGAAAAGGCAGAGGCAGAGCAAAAACGCATTGCTGATGAGGCGGAAAAGGCGCTTGCAGAGGAACGTGCAAAAGCAGAGGCAGAGCGCGCACGGCTCGAAGCAGAGATGAAGGCGCAACGCGAGAAATCGGAAGCCGCCGAACGTGCGGCCAAAGCGGAGTTCGACCGACTGGCCAAAATCGAAGCTGATAGAATCGCAGCCGAAAAAGCAGCAAAAGAAGCCGCCGAAGCTGAGGCGAAAAAAGCCGCGCTAGCGCCTGACAAGGAAAAGATTGCAGCATACGCAAAAGCAATCAAAGCTATTGACATGCCAATCGGAACTACGGCATACGGCAAAGCGGCTTGCCTTGCCGCCGCAACCGCAATTGACAAGGCGCTTTCTGAAATCCGCGCAATTTACTCATCGCTGAAATAATAAACAATAACACCATGCAATCAGAAAACGAAATTACCAAACCAACAAAACCGCGTACGCTGAAAGGCTTGCTATCTGAAGATAACGTAAAGGCGCAATTTGCCCTTGCGCTGCCGAAACACCTAAACGCAGACCGCTTTGCCCGTGTCGCCATCACGGCGCTGACACGCACGCCAAAGTTGCAGGAATGCACGCCTGAGAGCTTCATGAAGTGCCTATTAGACCTGAGCGCACTTGGCATCGAGCCAGACGGCCGCCGCGCGCATTTGATCCCCTACGGCAAGGAATGCACTTTGATTCTCGACTACAAAGGCATTGCCGAGCTTGTCATGCGCAGCGGCACAGTGGCAAGCATTCACGCTGACAAGGTTTGCATCAATGACGCATTTGAGGTTGACCGTGGCCGCATTGTCACGCACAAGCCGAACTACGCGGCAGACCGTGGCACGCCTTACGCTTACTACGTCCTGATTACATTTAAAGATGGCAGCGAGAAAAGCGAAGTCATGACGCGCGATGAAATCGAAGCTATCCGCAAGCGTTCGCGTTCTGGTCAATCCGGCCCGTGGGTTAGCGACTTTGATGAAATGGCGAAGAAGACCGTGTTTAGACGCGCAAGTAAATGGTTGCCGCTGTCCCCCGAGATTCAAGACGTAATACGAAAAGAGGAAGAAATTGAGTTCACGCAGGCTCGCAACGTAACGCCCGTTCAGCGCGAGGAACGCATTGACCCGTTTGCGGCTATCGAAACCACAGCGGAAACGGAGGTGGAGCCATGAAACCGCCTTTCCGAATCGCGGGGCAATACCCGCAAAACTACATCGTGGACGCAGACGGCGCGGACGTAGTGACAAGCATCACGCTTGCGCACGACTGCGACATTGACGCAATGCAACTCTTATGCGATGCGCTAAAAGCTAACAGCGACCCGACCTTGCGCGAGGTTGAGATACCTGCCGAGATGTTTCCGCTGCCTGAGTTGCCGAAAGGTAAATCACGGTGGGTTGGCAGGGGCAAATTTAAGGGCTATGACAGCGGCATATTGCCTAATCGCCAGATACGATATTGGGACGCAACCGATAATGAATGGCTAGGCACGCAGTATTTTGGCAGTATTGAATTCCACATCGAAGCCGTATGAAAATGACAGATAAAGAAAAATACGCAGACCCGTCCGGTATAAAAAGAATGCACGGATGCTCTCAAGAACGAGTCGAAGAACATCTTAGAATTGCGCTAGACGGGCATCCTGACAGCGAGCTTTGGGGAGAAAGTGGACTAATTGCTGCAACGATGCGATGCGTTGAAGTTGTCAGAAAACTAGAAGACACAGTGCAAAAATTCAAGGATGAGGAAGAATATCTTTTGCTTGAAAGCGGACAAAAAGCACTTGGAGCGGCAATTGCATACGGCGCAATGGCGGATGAATTGTCGAAACTTTTGATATTGAAAAAACAATGAAAATCCTCAACCTAGACCAAGGAAGCGCCGAATGGCACAAATGGCGCACGGTTCGCCCAACAGCTAGCGAGTTTGCCAAGATTTACACTGGCACGGGCAAGACCAGCGAACAGCGCGAAATGTATTTGCGCAGGCTCGCTATCGCCACCGAATTCGAAGTGCCAGGCTTTTCTGGCAACGAATGGACTGACCGAGGGCATGAGCTTGAGCCTATTGCATTGCAACGCCTGATTGACGAAACTGGCTTTGACATTCGCACCGCTGGCTTGTGCATCAAAGACGGCGCCATCCGTGGCGCGTCACCTGACGGGCTGATTTACCACAATGACAAGCCGATTGGCGGCGTGGAAATCAAATGCTACAAGCTCGAAAAGCATCTTGCGATCATCAACGGCGGGAAGTTGCCAACGGAGAACAAGCCGCAAGTGCATGGCTCGCTTGACGTTACAGGGCTGCCGTGCTGGCTTTACGTCAACTATTGCCCCGAGGCATGGCCGCTGGATTTCAACGTCATCGAAGTAACGCCAGACAGCTACACGGAGTCGCTATCCGCCGCGCTAGATGACGCAGAGAAAGACCTACGCGATAATTGGGAGCGATGGTTGCAGGAATACAAGGACGCGATGCTGAACAAGTCGCCGCAGAAATACGCGCCTGTCACTTGGCAGAGCATTTATGGAAAGGGGGAGTTATGATTACAATCGGAATTGACCCAGGCAAGAACGGCGGCATCGCGTGGATTTCAGATGGAAAACCATGCGTTGAAAAAATGCCTGATACGCTAAAAGACCTTTGGGAGATCATCGACGCAATACGTGGCGGTCATTATCGCATCTGCAACGAAGAATGCAAAGCATACCTAGAGCAAGTGCATTCATCGCCGCAAATGGGCGTTGTCTCCGCTTTCAGCTTTGGCAACGGCTACGGTCACTTGGAAATGGCGCTCACGGCGGCGGGCATACCGTTTGAGCGCGTCCGACCGCAAGTCTGGCAGAAAGCCATGGGATGCATGTCTAAAGGCGAAAAAAACGTCACCAAGCGCAAAGCACAGGAACTATACCCGCAATTGAAAGTCACTCACGCCACGGCTGATGCGCTTTTGATTGCAACCTACGGAACACGGCAGCCATGACCCCATACGAAATTCTAAAGCAACTCAGCGCCGTGAGAAAACTGCCAGTTGCGCGGGAAGTCGCAAGACGGGCGGGTTCATCGGTCACTTGCACCACGCTCTTGTCGCTATACAATCTCTCGCACGGCGAGTGCATAAAAGGCGACCGCTACAAGACGCATCGGCAGAAGTTGCTTGCCGCTGGTTACATCGTAAGCATGAATTGCCCTTACGGGACAAGGGCGGCGAACAATAAGCCGTTGCAGATTTACCGCATCACGACAACGGGGCAAGCGGTCATCACGAAGCTACAAAGCGAGCTTGCGAAAATCAGCGAGCGAATCAAAAGAAAGGAGGCATCATGACCGACAGAATCCAAGACGTTTTGCGCCTGTTGCGAAACATGAAGCCAACCGCCAAGGAAATGATAAAGATCAAAATACTCATGGCGGCGCACGGCAAATGGCAAACGCGCAAAGAGATCCGCGACAAGGCGAACATGACTCCAAAGAAGTCGATTCGATTCCACGAATACATCGCGCAAGGGCTACTCGAAAAGCAATGGCAGCGCGTCAAAGGGAAGAACGGAAGCCACGAGCGGAACAACTACAAGACGACCAAAAAGGGCGTGGAGTATTTGTCGAAGTTGATGAAATAAATCGCAGAAAAGACAAGTTACACCGCATATTTACTAAGCAAGATTGACAATGGCGCGGAGTGTGATACTCTCGCCTTGTCGCAAGACCTCGACTGAACCCGAGTAAGAGAAATGAACTTCAAACAAACAGCCTTTAATTCTGCCAAGTGCCGCGATCGTTCTGCGGGGTTCACGCTTGGTAGAGTTAAGGGCTTTTTATTTTATGAGAATCCGAACAGTTAAACCTGAATTTTTCAACCATGAGGGCATTTACGATGCCGAGCATGAAACCAAGCTGCCGTTGCGCCTCGCCTTCATCGGGCTATGGTGCGCGGCAGATCGCGAAGGTCGTTTCAAGTGGGAGCCGCGCCGTCTAAAAACGCAAATCATGCCGTATGATTCTTGCGACTTTTCACGCGTGCTTGACGCGTTGTGGACGCGTGATTTCATTTTGAAATACGCGACAGAATCGGGTGATTTTGGGTGCATCCCGTCTTTCAACACGCATCAGGTGATAAACAACAGAGAAAGACCCTCTGAGCTTCCAATACCTGATGAAATAAGCATTTGCCACGCGTCAGGCACGCGTCAGGCACGCGTCAGGCACGCGGGGAAAGCGGAAGGGAAGGGAAGGGAAGGGAACATGGAAGGGGAAGGGAAGGAGATTACTTGTCCGATTTCATCGGACGACAGCGAGATTCTGAAGCTCATTTGGGAATCATGCCCCAAGCAGGGGAGGGAAAGAAGCAGCAAGCCAAAGCTAGCGGACGCATGGCGCAAACTCGCCGCCAAAAACAAGCCAGCCATGGAAACGGTTAAAAATGCGCTTGCGTCATGGAACGCATCGAACAAATGGAAAACGGGCTATTGTGAAGGAATTGAAAAATGGGTGCGTAATATGCAATGGGAAAACTTGCCAGAGGCTGATAATGCCAGCGGCGGAAACTCTATTGCAGACCGCAACCCGAACGCAAAGCGCGAAAACATCAAATTCGACGACTCTTTAATCTTCAAACTACCAGAAACCAATGAGTGACATTACAGCAGCATTAGACAAGCTCATCGAAGCGGCAGAGGACGGAATCGCCCTAGACGGCGAAACGCAAGCGCCAATCGCTGAGATTCCAAGTTACGCAATCGACACCTTTGACGGCTTCCCTACGCTATACGACGACGAACCGCCGCCACACGGGGCGCAATGGCTCGCCACGTTTGCCGATGCGATGAAGCATGTGGAAAATGGCGGCATTGTTGCGCTAGTGGGCAATCATGGCGCTGGCAAGGGGCGCATGGCGCATGAGATAGCAAAGCAAACCAAGATGCGAAACATCACGATTCCGCGCCATCAGTGGGCAATGAAGCATGTTCCCGTTATCCGTCCCGCGATTTATCGCACCGCAATGGAGGTATTTATCGAATTGCGCTCGACTTACTCACCAAAAGCAACCGCATCGGAATGGGAAAAAATGAGCGCATACGAAAACGCCTCATTGCTTATCATCGACGAATTGCAGGTGCGAGGCGAAACGAAGTTTGAGGATGGGAAGTTGACAACCATCATCGACAAGCGGTATCGTCAAAAGCGCCCCACAATCCTGATTGCAAACCTTAGCGTTGAACAGCTAGCGGGGCAACTTAGCGATGCTGTGAATGACCGCATACGAGAATCAGGGAGAATCTACCAATGCAACTGGCAATCCTACAGAAAACAAACAACACACACAAAATGAAAACAGACATCACCAAAAACAAACACGGCGGAAACGCGCAGAGTAATGAGGCGTTTGATGGCATCATGCAACTACTAACCTTGCGGCAACTGCAAGTGCTTGCAACAATCAAGCTCGCTAAAGGCTGGAAGCCTGAAAGTGATGGCGCAACTTGCAAGGAAATTGCAGAGCGGCACGGATGCGGCATGAACGCAATCAGTGGACGCATCACCGAGCTAAAAGCCATGGGCAAAATCAAACAAATCGGACGGCGTGACGGGTGCGCAGTCTATGTCATCAGCGAGCCATGAATCTACCAAACGACATTGCCCGTTGCAACGGCGCGGAATGGGAAGAATGCGAGACATGCTTGCGGCGAATCGCGCCTAGGAATGGCAGCGAAAGCATAATCGCACCGCCGCTGATTGTCGCTTTCGAGTGCGAAAATCTGATTACAGACGACTATCCGCCAAAAAAATGGGAGCCTAGAAGCCTTGATAAATAAAGGCTAGAAAACTTTTTTCGATTTTCGCAAAATAAATCTTGATTACGGACGCGTTTTCGTTATGATGAGCGCGTCACCAGAAATAAACAATATGAAAACTGAAACCGCAATCGTCACCGCCGCAGTCCTTGGAACCATCGCTTTCAAATCTGGCAAAAAATGCATTCCCTGCCATGACAGCAACCTCATGAGCCTGATTGACCAACACGAAAACAAACAAATGGGAGCTAGTTTGCCAATCATGAAGGCGTGGATGGAATCGTGGCTCGCTGCAAATCTCGCCTAAAACCAAAATCAGGGGCGCGGCTGAATACGCGCAATCAAGCCATGAACATCACCGACATACGAGCCGACATTATCGAGGTGCTATGCGAATTTGCACAAGCAACCATCGAATCAGCCTCAGAATCCGCCGACAGCGACAACGTGATTCTTGTCACGGACGCAGACGGCAACAGATACAAGCTAACCATTGAGAAATTATGAAAACAGAACCAACACCGAGGACGGATGAACAACACGCCATGACCCCACACCAACGCATGACCGCTTTCCTTGCGGCAGTTGCAGACCTATGCGATAAACACGGAATTGAGGTTAGCTCCGAATGCGGGTGCAAGATCGGATTCTGCACGGCAGAGGATGCTACTTACGCAGCGGCAGATATTAAGCCGTTTGCCAGTTGCGCGGAGATACGGAATGCGGAGATTTACCCACCGTCGAGTGATGATTAGGGTGCATAGTGCCTCCCTCCGGTGCGAAGATTTGGTGCGCTGGGGGGAGGTGAATAAATCAAACGAATATGAAGCTACGAGACTACCAACAATCTTTGTCCGATCAAGTCATCGACGCGCTGCATTCGCATACGCGTGTTGTTCTCGCCTGCCCAACAGGAAGCGGAAAAACAGTCATAGCGATGCACGGCATCATCCCGAGATTGCAAGGCTCTATCGCATGGGTGACGCACCGGAAGGAGCTTGCAAGGCAGGCGAGATCATACGGATCTGGAATCAGTGTATTCATGGCGCAAGGCGAAGTGATTGGCGATTTCGATTCAGTCATTATCGACGAAGGGCATCATGTGGCCGCCTCCCAATATCGTAAAATTATTCAATCATACCCGAGCGCAAAAATCATCGCATTAACCGCAACGCCATACAGACTGGATGGAGTAGGCCTAGGATCGTGCGGATTCTCGCAAATCATACACGGTCCAGACACTTATGATCTCACAAATGACGGATCACTTTGCAAGGTCAGGGTTTACATTCCAAGATCTGAAAAATCAGCAGCGTGGACTCCATGCGCAGCCGCTGCAAAAATAGCGCAATGCAATTTTACAAAAGGGATTGTGTTTTGCAGGTCAGTAGCAGAGGCGCAAGAATTAGCAAAAATACTGACGCATCTAGGAATCAAGTCAGCAAGCATAAACGGAAATACCGATCAATTACTAAGGGAATCAATTTTTAGGCGATTCACAAAAGGATCAATCAAGGTCATTTGCAATCACACGATATTCACAGAGGGCGTCGACGTTCCTTCTGTGGACTTGGTAGTCTTAAACCGATACACGCACAGCAGGTGCCTATGGAAGCAGATGATAGGCAGAGGCACGCGAAATGCTAAAGGCAAGATCGAATGCACGATTTTAGACCTTGCTGGCAACGGCGTTTTTCATGGATCGATTTACGACAAGGAGATTTATGACTTGCAAGGCAAGGTCGAATCCACCCAATCAAGAGAAATTCAATCGCAATCAACAGACAAACAACCAGAATACGAACACAACGAAGGAGAGGAACTAAAAGAATGGAAACCACAACCGAAACCAATCAGGATCATCGAGAGCTTACAAAAACTGAAATCGCAATCGCCATTGCGCAGATTGAGGATAGGCTGACGCGAATAGCAAATGCGCAGCAGGAAATTTATGATTTTTACGGAGATCATGAAACATCTGAATGGGCCAAGCTGATGATAGACGTGCCGGAAAATGCGCAAAACGAACGCAGTGACGAAATCATTAATTCTCTAAAGAAGAAAATAAGAGCAAAATATGACATTCCAGATGGAGTGCATTTATTCTCTGAGGGATTAGACGCGGCATTGTTAAGGCGAGATGCAAAGATCATCATGCCTTTTATTGCGTCCTTTGTTAAGGGAAAGCTAAGCGAAGATGCGATGTCTGAAATGTATTTCTTTTTTGAGGAATGCGCAGAATGCGATTACGGGTGGATTTTGATTGAGCGTGAAATGGGATTTTATAATGCGCCATCCAGCAACGATATTGATGATGTGATTTTAGAGATTCGATCAATTGGAACAAGATCGAAAGCTAAAAACAAAAAACTGCCAAAATTAGCAGGAGCATTTTCCGTTTTATGAATCAACAGAAATCAATCACCATCTGGGACGGCGTGAAAATCGGATGCGGCATCTTTATCGTGCTGCCTGCCATCTTGCTGGTCGCTACAATCCTTTTCCTGATGCTTGTGCCATCCTGCGTAAAGGCGAGAAAAGCGCGGGAAATGCCAGCAATCCAGCAAAATATGCGCACCGATTGATTTACCCTTGACATGCGCGGATTTGCTTCGGTAAAATTGACTTACCTCCTACGCAAACTTTTTCCTTGCCAACTCACGAAAAAAATCTTAAACGCTTTTACATGAACAACGCAGACGCACAAGCCTTTGCTGATTGGCAAGCACAATCGGTTGCTGACATTGCCGAAACGCACCCGCATGTTTATAGGGAAGCGGCACTGGCGATGATGCGCGTCATGCACTTAGCGGTTGCTTGGACGATGGAAAGCCAAGTCAAAGCATGGGGCGTGATGTTTGCTCTTGGTCATCCTTATTGCGCTGGTAAATCAATGAGCGAAGTCGCAGCGTCGATGCGAGTCAGCCGCGCCACAATTTCCAACGCCGCAACTGAGTTCTGCAAAGCGGCTCAGATACCACCATCAACATACATGAAATGAACACCGAACTTACCACAGCAACAGCAGAGCGTATCAATGCGCTTCATGAAACAGTCTTGCAATCCGTGCAAGGCGCAACGGATGCCGTAAATCAAGCGATGCAAGCGAGCGTTGAGATTGGCGGACACCTGCGCGAAATCTCCAAAGGCGTGCGCATCGCATGGCTTCGTGACAATTGCCCGACGATTACGCACAAGCAGATCGCGGCTTACCTTTCGATTGAGGCGACATACCGCAAGCGACCAGACAATGCGATTGACCATCGCTTCTTTACCTTGCTCGGCATGACAAGCGAAGACCAAAGCGAGCCGACAGAGAAGCCGATGAAGTCAGCCATGCCTCAGTGGATTGCATGGACGGGAAAACTCACGGGCTACTTCTCCGAGATGACAAAGCAAACGCCGCCCGACCAATGGGATGAGATGCAGCGCGTGGCAGTCGCAGAGCAGCTAAAGCCTATTGTGGAGTTATACAACAAGATTGCAAACGCAAAGTAATTGCGATTATATGAACAACACCGCCGCCATTGCGCTTCTTGGAATGCCGTTTGTTTGCGCTGTAATGGCGTTTCTAGCGCGTTTTGTCACCGTTGGCAATCGTGACACTAGACAGGGGCGAAACGAGCTTGTAGTGGCATGCCCCGCATGGGAACCCTATACTAAGCAAGCCTCACGCGGTGGCGGACTCAT